GCATCGCAACGGAAAACAACATTGTATGCTGCCGATCCAGGATATGAAGTTGTTCCTGGAACGTTGAAGCTAAGTCCCATATATGGAACAGCAACGTTGTTGATTGTTTTACCTGGAAGTGACGCGGTTTCAACGTATACTAATTGATCGTGACTCATGAAACTTGTATTGCCTATTTGCATGAGGCAAAATTGGAAGTTTCTAGCGAAATCTCTAGTGACTGCTACGTTGTAAAAGTCTTGTATGTTTCTTTTAGATTGTGACATATATTTTATTTATAGTTGATTGTTTAAATTGCGGGTTAGATTAACTCAGTGAATGCTTGTCCTGTTCTCGTAGCTATGAAGTTGACTAAGATGAACTCTGCTGTTCTGACAGGTTTGATATAAATATCAACTATTAGTTCGTTTTGGTCAATCGTATCTGGAGTGTTGTTTCTCGAGTCTGCTACGATTAGATAATCGTAAACGCCTTCTGAGTTTTTTGCATATTCAAATATTGGTGAAATTACTGAAACAAGTGCTGATCTTGTGAAGTCTGTATTTGGTTCAAACACATAGTATTTGACTGTTCTTTGAACCGCTCTTTCGAGGAATAAGAATAATCTGCGAACGTTTAATCTATCAAACGCTGATGGTTTTTTCTGTAATGTTTTTTGTCCCATTACCACGTAACCATCGCCATTGAAGAATACTACAGGATTTACACCAATTTCGTATAATCTATCTCTCTGTTTTTGATTTGGATTGAAAGCAAGGTCAAGAGCCAAGAAAGTTCCTCTTGTTAGACCTGCTGGAGCTGCCCATGGATTTGCAACGGCGTCCGTACGAGCAAAAATTGCTGCAGCGTAGCCTGAAAAAGGAGCCCAGAATTTTCTCTGTGAGTACATATCTACAATCTTCACCCAGTTACCATACATCGTAGCATAACTTGACTCTATAGATGCTTGCTTTCTTAATGGAGTGTATATGTCCTCTGTGAATGTTTTGGTTTTAAGATCAATTGTCTTTGAATCTCTTCCGTTAACGAACGTTTGACGAATTGGATCAATAATAGCAACACAGTCTTTTCTGATGTTTTGAGCAAAATTGACCAACAGGGTTGCAACTTGATTCCAGTCTTCATTTAAGTCGGCTCCGGCTGGATCAGCAATGAATAGCTCATCATTGAAAGAGGCACCACCAGATTTTATTGTTGTTGCATTTATAGTAGAAAGACCGCCGTCAACGACAACGTCGACTGTAATGTCATCTATAGCTTCTAACGTTCTGAACGCTCTATCAATCTTCAATGGAACTGATCCTATTTTCTTGGTCTCTTCTGCTGAGCGGGTGTCAGGTGAAAAAGTTCCTATTGGGTATAATGATTTAGCTGCGTCTAATACAGTAATTCTTGCTGTAGGACTTGAAGAATCGAACGTAGACCAAACAAACTCTTTTGAAACAGCTGGGTTAACAAAGAATTTAAATGTTGGAGATGAATTGTTGATAACATCTTCGATAAACGCATTCGCAAGTTTTCCACCACTTTGGCTGGCTTGTTTTCTATTATAATCAAATGAACCAATGTATCTTTCAGTCGTTCCAACTGAGAGGTATGCTGGATCTAGCGTTGAACGTCTAATCTTAAACATACCAGCAGAGACGTGATCTCTAAATTCGTCTGATTCAAATCCAACAAATCCTACTTTTTCTAAAGATTCGGAAATTGATGAAACACCCTTTTGACTGTCATCAGAAGTTGCTGAAAGCGCAAAATCCAAGCGAGTGTCTGGAAGTAGACCTAAAACAGGAAGTTTGGTGAGCGGATCGTTACTTGTGATGGTATACATTCTTTTAACGGATTCAAAATCTGGTGATGTAGAAGATAATACTGCAAGGTTATCAGTCAATCCGAAATAATATCCTTCAGACATTTCGTTAATAACTGAATGTACATCATTTAATACCATGAATCCTGCATCAAATGTTCTAGCACCTATTGTTCCGTTAGCTTGTGCATCGCCTGCAGCGTTGCTTGGGTCACCCCAGGAGATGTTTCCTTTTTGGATTAATTCGTATTCATCGTCTGATAAATTGACAGCTATAGGCTCTCCAACAGACCATTCTATATAATCTCCTAAATTTGGATCGCTTACGGGCGCATCAGTCATTGGGTAGAAGAGTGCTGTGTGCACTGATGTGGTTTCACTGCCTTCTCCTTCACCGTATGGTAAACGTATTGTAGTTAACACGCCTGGTGAATTTAATACTTCCTTACATGTATAGTAGAAGTATCTTTCAGCAGCTGTTGTAGGAGTGCCGTAAATTGATTCCAACTCTGAAGTTGATGTAGCCATGATTGGTTCACTTACGGGTCCTTGATTTGCATAGCCAGTAACAACAATAGTTGTGCCGGCTGGCATGTTAGCTCTTAATGATAAATCTTTTTCTGTGATTTGTACGCCTGGTGATTGAAT